ATAAATCAAGGGTTGAATGTTTTGTATATCACGATGGAAATGGCTGAAGAAAAGATTGCAGAACGTATCGATGCGAATCTGTTGAATGTTTCTATCAATGAACTACACAATCTATCTAAAGAAGAATATGATAGAAAGTTTCAACATCTTCGCACAAAAACACATGGCAAACTTATTATCAAAGAATATCCTACCGCTTCGGCTTCTACACTTCATTTTCGTGCTTTGTTGAATGATCTAGCACTTAAGAGAACTTTCAAACCAGATATCATTTTTATCGATTATCTTAATATTTGCTGTTCAGCAAGGATCAAGCCAGGATCGAATATTAACAGTTATACCTATATTAAATCAATTGCAGAAGAGTTGCGCGGTCTAGCCGTTGAGAATAATCTACCTATCGTATCTGCGACACAAACAACACGAAGCGGCTTTACTTCTTCCGATCCAGGTCTTGAAGATACATCAGAGTCGTTTGGTCTTCCAGCGACTGCAGACTTCATGTTTGCTTTGATTGCTAACGAACAATTAGATGCTTTGAATCAGATTATGGTTAAACAGTTAAAGAATCGCTACAACGATCCTTCACACTATAAAAGATTTGTTGTGGGTATTGACAGAGCGAAAATGAGACTGTATGATGCTGAAGTATCTGCACAGTCAGGACTTTCAGATGCTGGTCAAGACATTGAAGACACCGGTCCAATTAATACTTTTGGTAATAGAGAGAGAAAGTTTAGTAAGAACTTTGAGGGTATTAAAGTCTGAAAGCATAAATACTCCAATTCAAAGGAGTTTATATGGCAGGCGAATCTTCGGAAAGACAAGAAACAGGAGTTGTGACTAAAATAAATTCTGCTTTTACTTCAAACAAGAAAAATCCAATAACTCTAGTTGCTGGTAAAACTGTAATAGAAGGTGTAGTGGGCGCAGAAAAATATAAAGGTCGACAACAAGGTGGTTCGGAACCTTATACTGATGTAGTAATATATGTTATGAAAAAAGGCAAAAAACAACCTATAAATTGTTCACTCAAAGGTGAGTCTGCACCTTCTTTAGCTGGTGGTGGTTTGAGAGGATTAGAACTTGCTGTACCAGGAATAGCTAAAAAATTTATGCAAGCAGCATATAACGAATTGAAGTCTAAAAAGAAATTAAAAGCAGGTGATAAAGTACCTGATGTATTTGGAAAAATATCTAAGACAGACAAACTCAAAATCGTTATAGGAAATGAAAAGATGGGGGGTCCAATTGATTTTATGTACATAGGACCTATGAGTGTTGTTGGTACATATGATAAAGCAAAAAATGTATTGAAACTAAACGGTGCATTAACAAAAGCTGATATCTATGCGAACACTCATGATTTATATTTTAGATTAAGAGCAAGAAGAGAAGATCAAAGATTTGATCCAGAATCAAAAGATGCAGACGGGACACCAAAAATTTATGGTAAGTCACCATCTAAAGGCGATAGCGCCGGACGCATTGTAGTTACCGATAAAGTTCCTTCAACAGGTGTAATAGTCAATCTATGAAATTTTCAGAATTCTTAACTGAATGAACACATTGAAGATGAAATTATTATAAATACATGATAGGAGAAAAATCATGTATGGATTTATATACCTAACAACAAATAATATTAATGGTAAAAAATATATTGGAATGTGTAAATATACACATCATGAAAATTATTTAGGTTCTGGTAAATTACTAAAACAGGCTATTAAAAAATACGGTAAAGAAAATTTCGAAAGAATTATTTTACAAGAATGTCATTCATTTGACGAAATGAGTCGATTAGAAATTTATTGGATTGAGTATTATAATGCCGTCGAGGATTCTTCTTTCTACAATTTAACATCTGGAGGTTTTGGAGGTAACAGTGATTATCTGAAAGAATATTGGTCTCGCCTAAATAAAGAAGAAAGAAAAATTTGTAGGAATTGGTCGAAAAGAGATGTAAAAGGATCTAACAATCCAATGTATGGTAAAAAACATAAATTTGAAACTAAATTGTTAATAGGTTCTAAAAGTGTTAATAGAAATTGGAATAAACCTAATCATTTTGGATCAAACAATCCAAATTCTAAAAAAGTTTTAATTGAAACTGATACTACGAAAAAATATTACGATTGTCTCAAAGAATTTTATGATGAAAAAACAATAGCGCCATATTCAACATTAAAAAGTATTGCTAAAAGTGGTAGATTTTCAAAAAAATACGGAATAAAAATATCATATGTATAAATTTAAAGACTTTAGGGAGGGCTTTCAAGATGTAATTCTTGCTGAAGAAAAAGATGGCAAGAATTTACATCTTGAGTAATTATGAACATATCGAAGATGAAGTTCTTAACAACGGTGTAGCAGGAACACGCGCAGCAATTAATTTTCTTTTGTCATTGCGTGATATGCTTGCAGGTCATTCCGAAACTAAAGTTAACGTCACTACTAAATGGGATGGCGCGCCTGCTGTTTTCTGTGGTACAAATCCAGAGAACGGTAAGTTTTTTGTTGCTACTAAAGGTCTGTTCAACAAAAATGCAAAGCTAAATTATACAGATGCTGATATTGATGCGAATCATTCTTCAGAAGGATTGAACGCTAAACTTAAAGTAGCACTTAGATACTTACCTAAATTGGGTATCAAAGGAATTCTTCAAGGCGATATGATGTTTACTAAAGGCGATTTGAAATCTGAAACTATCGAAGATGAAGACTATGTTACCTTTCAGCCAAACACTATTGTTTACGCAGTACCAGAGTCTTCTAAGTTAGCACAAAGCATGAAAGCTGCACAGATGGGTATCGTATTTCATACCTCATACACAGGTAAGACGATTGAAGATTTGAAAGCCTCATTCAACATAGATATTAATAATCTCACACCAACAAAAGATGTTTGGTTTCGTGATGCATATTTTGTAGATGCATCAGGTACAGCAACATTTACTGAAGAAGAAACGAAACAAGTTACTAGAATACTTTCTAATGTAGGTTCGTTATTCAAAAGCATCAACCCTATGGTGATGAATAAAATTTCAGTAAGTGAAACTTTATTGATGCAGATTAAAACTTTCAATAACACCAAAGTTCGTGAAGGGCAAGCAATCAAGAACACAGCACTTCATACACGCGAACTAATTAATTGGGTTGAAGCAAAATTGAATAAAGAAATTCTTGCCGTAAAGATGGAGAACACTAAAAAGAAAAAGCAGCAAGAGAAAACAGAAGTTATGCGTTTCTATCGTAACAATGCTGCAGAGATTAAAAAGATTTTTGATATTCAAAACGGATTAGTAGATGCAAAGAATATGATTATCAAGAAACTACAACAGATGCGACAAGTAACAAGTACATTTTTAAAAACTGATGATGGGTTCAAAGTAACTAATCCAGAAGGTTTTGTTGCTGTAGATAAATTAAAAGGTAATGCAGTTAAATTAATTGATAGGTTGGAGTTTGCTCATGCTAACTTTACAGCCGCTAAAAATTGGAGTAAATGATGCAAGTTTTTGAAAATATTAGAAATTGGGCAGAAGATAGAAACCTCATTCAAGGCAGCACAGCAAAATCACAGATGATAAAGCTGATGGAAGAAATTGGTGAACTTGCTAGTGCTATGGCAAAAAATAATGAAGTTGAAGTTTACGATAGTATTGGTGATGCAATCGTTGTATTGACAGTCATCGCAAAACAATATGGAGTGAATGTTGAATACTGCGTAGAGTGTGCTTACGATACAATCAAAGATCGTAAAGGTAAAATGGTTAACGGAATCTTCATCAAAGAAAGTGCTTAATGGCTTACGATCTAAATAAGATACTAGCTGAATACGGAGAAGATGATTTTGGCTTCTCTGCAGTTTCAGAAGAAGAGTATAATAAAGTAATCAACGAAACTGCTGGTACAGCAGAGGCTTATAAAGATAGATTAAAAGAAGTTGAGAAATTAGTTATACCATTTTTTACTAAGTTGTTGAAGACTGCAGACAAAGAATACATTTATTGGCCTAATCGTAAGTCAATGATTGAAGCACAGATTCAAAAAATATTAACTTTAACTAGAGATTAATATGCCTAAAAATATTAAACCTGATATTCTACCTAAAGCTGGTGCAGGTCAAGATGGTACAGATACATTAGTGAATTCGTATAAAAAAGATACGCCTGGTTATGAGCAGCAAGTAAAAAAGAAGCCAGTATCTTTTAAAGGATATATTCAGCAGAAAAAATAAATTATTGGAGTTATTATGAACGACATTGTTGTGGGTTGTATTACTGGTTATGATTTTGATAAAATTAAACCTTGGGTGAATTCTTTAGATCGTTGCGGCTTTACTGGCACTAAAGCGATGATTTGTTATAATGTAAATTATGATACCCTTGAAGAGTTAGTCAAAAGAAATTATACCATTCTTGCATTCAAAAAGAATGATGAAAAAAGTCGAGTAGAATACAAAGAAAATTTTTCAATCGTAGTTGAAAGATTTCTTCATCTTTGGTATCTCTTAAAACCATTCGTTGGTTCTTATCGTTACATCGTAACAACTGATGTAAAAGATGTTGTGTTTCAAAGCAATCCAATCACATGGTTAGAAACCCATATGGGTCAGAAACAAATCAACGTAGCTTCTGAATCTATTCGATATCAAGATGAAAATTGGGGTAATCACAATTTACTCAAGTCTTTCGGTCCTCTGATTCACGATCACAATAAACAAAATACAATTTATAATGCAGGCACAATATCAGGTAAATTTGATGCTATGCTTGATTTGTTTTTGAACATTTATATGCTATGCAACGGTACATCACATCTTATCGAAGGTGGCGGTGGACCAGACCAAGCAGCGTTAAATGTTTTGTTAAATATGAAACAGTATAAAGAAGTGACTAATTTTGCAATGTCTGAAGATGGATATGCTGCACAATTAGGTACGACTGGACCTCAGATCGTAGGTAAATATGGAGACAGACTACTTGAAAAGTCTCCAATTTTAGTAGATAATACAGTCTGCACATCAAAAGGTGTTCCATTCGCAATGGTGCATCAGTATGATAGAGTGCCTGAATGGAAAAACATTATAGAGAAAAAATATGAGTGATTTTATTATTGATACTACAAATGGAATGCTACACGAAAAACCAACTTGTCGTGATCCTTATGACCATCTAGGTCCAATAGAATGGGTTGATAAACAACTTGAATTCGCAGAACGCGAAAACTTCATTTCAGGTATAGGATTAATTCCTGCTATCAAACAACTGCAAGGCGACTTAGTAGGTTGTGAGATTGGCGTCTGTCATGGATTTACTACTGAAGCGTTTGCTAAAAATATTCCAAACATCAAAAAAC